AGGCGCGGCAAGTCCAGCTATTGCGGCCTTGAGCTCAGGGCGCAAATTTTGACGCTTGCCAAACCATTGAAGCCGAATGCCCTCATCGATCGGCGTCGTCTCCAGCTGCCGAACGACGTCCTCGTAGGCAGCCGTCCCAGCGGCGATCTCCTCAGCAGTCGCTGCGGTACCTGCCGCACGCGAGGCCTGCTGCCTAGCCTGGGTGACCTGGTTCTGGATCATCTGATCCATGTCGCGGTCCCCAGTGAACTCAAGACCTAGCGAGGCAGCTACTTCGGCGTCAGATTGCCCCTCAAGTCCGCGGGTATACGCAGAAATGACCCCAGCCGCGCGACCCGATGGCGGCGCCGTCATTGCCGGCGGGGCAGGCGGTGCCATGGGCGTAGTCGGCAACGCCGATATCCCGGCTAGCATTTCCGGAGAGAAATTTAATCCCGGGATGTTGATGTTGAAGCCGCCCATTAGCTCTGAGCGCCCATCATTTGCAAGACCATCATCAGGCGCTCACGCTCAGCGGGATCCATGCCCGGCGCCTGAGGCGGAGCCATGGGCTCGGCCATCATGGGCGCTTCTTGCTCTGAGAAATCCAAGGGATCCAATTCGACCCCGGTCAGAGTGGCAATCCGTTGTCTTAGCTCTTCACTGATCATGGCGTGCTCACTGTCACTGACCCGAGGCCGGCCGTAACCGATACCCCGGTTGGGTACGTTTGATGCTCGTACAGGTTCCGCCATTGGGTGCCGTCGTAGGCCTGGTGGATCTCATTCGTTGTGTTGAAGATGATCGATCCCGTGGCGAACTGCAGAGTATCCCTGTCGTCCAAATTGTAATGGGCGGAGAACGACGGGTCGAATGCCCCCAGGTTGATCTCCAGAACCCGCACGAGGCGGTTAAACGTGTCGCTCGACACGGCCTCCCCGCGTGCTAGCGGAAGCTGCGTCGGTAAAAGCTTACTCATCGACGGCCGCTCGGCTGAATATCAACCCTGGTCGCTCCTAAGCGCCACTTGTAGCCGCTCTGATCTACCGCCGGGGCATCGTCATCAGACTCAAAACGCAGAACCATCTGGCGTCCCCGGGTACGCACGCTATTGAACTGCGTGCTCTGGGTGATTTGGGACGTCGAGTCAATGGTCAGGGCGTCACCCGGGTAATTCCGACGCTTGAGCACGATATTCATCACGGGGTTGTTAGAGATCGCCGGATCAGTCGTAAAGGCCATGTCGGGAATGATCCGCTTCACGAAGGCAAACTGTTCGCCATCGGCAATATCAATATCCGCGGACTCGATGAAGACCCCGGTCATGGGATTTCCGTCGTCATCAAAGCCATTCTCGTGCTCAACCAAACAGTAGCTTCCGTTCATCGTAAGCCCTGCTAACGGCAAGTCGTTGATCCCTTGATCAACCCAGGCATAGCGGGACAGCTGGCCGATGCTCCAGACCTGGTCAAGATAGTTATAAGTGACGTAGCGACTAATCTCGCCCGTGCCGTCCTCAATCGATGGGTAGAAGAACCAGATCTCGTTGTAGGCGCTATTCACGCCCATAACGCACTTGAAAGCTTGGCTCAGATCGAGGTCGTTGAAGACATATTCCTGGACCGTGCAGCGCACGCGCTGGACCGCGCCGTTGTAGAAGTAGAAGCCATTCTTTGACGCGAAAAATACCCCTGTCGGCGCGTTGGCCATTGCCTTTGGGCCGATCAGGCCCGCGCCTTCGTTTACCAAGTTTATGGCAAAGGTCAGGGGTGGACCGATAAAGGTCATCGAATAGAGGCTGATATCAGTCCAGATCAAGACCTCCTGCCGACTCTTGATCCCGCCCACAATAAAAGATCCGCTTGATAGGCGCAGGGAACCGGCTGTATTGGTCGACGTAGGCTCAAAATCGAGCTCGTTTTCCTGGTCGGAGAAAGCCACCAGCATAGGGTCCAATGAGCCAGTGCGAGCGCCGCCAGAGATGGGATCCGCGCCCAGCACGATCAAATGGCGGTCGGTCTCAGAGGTCAGGACCTGGAGGCCCACGGTCGGCACGAGGTTCGCGCCAGAGATCTGAGAAAGTTCTTCGGCGCGAACCGTCACCCCCGAGTTTTCAAGCCAGCGGTAGATGCCGGCGCCCCGAGGATTGATGATCAGGTTCTCGCCATAGTTGTCATGGGTCCAGAGCCGCAGCTGGTTGGTCGCAGAAATTGCCGAGGCAGAACCGAAACCACCGGCGCCCCAAGTTCCAACGCCCCAGCCTGAGCTCGACACATAGGTATCTAGCCCTACGTTGATCTGATAGGCGCCTACAACGCTGGAGCCACCGTTTCCGGTGTCCGAGGCATTCGCTGTCACTGTAGCGCCAGAGGTGTCCTTGGCCGTGATCTCATAGCTATCGGTGTCAACGATAGCGCTGATTTGGTACTCCTGGTTAAGCACGTCCGCGGTAATCAAGCCGCCTAGGCTCACCGCCCCTGAAAAGGTCACGAAATCATTGGCCACCGCACCGTGGGCCGTGTCGCTGACGGTAATCGTCGAGGACCCGTCAGTGGCAGAGAAGGTGACGTCCCCGGCGGCGGTTGTCGCCCGGATAGGAGTGACGTCGTAATAGGTTTCGCCCTGCTCGACGAAATACTTGAAGGTGGTCCCGATGCCGTTATACCGGACGCCGCCCAAGGACAGCCAGGGATGGATTGCTCGCGGGGTGCCTTCGACGCTGTCCTCGCCGAATTTTTGCCAGCCGCCGATTTTCTCGACACGGCCCTTGCGGAAGCGGACCAGGTTCCCGTCAACCCAGCCCCCCTCTGCTGCGTAATCCGTGGACTCGCGGTTAATCCCCGGTTGGAACTCCAGCTTTGACAGCGGCATCAGGCATCAGGCCAGCCGAATGATCGCGCCCGTCGCGGTCGGCGTCGGGAACACAATCGTGAAATCACCCGCCGTGCTGGTCTTATCCCCGCCAAAGTCAATGGCAGCCACAGCCTTGTCGCCCTGATCGTCGTTGTAGATCAGGCAGCCCCGGGCAGTGATGGTAGCCGTAGAGAAAGTAAGGTCATTGAAGTCGACGATGGCCGTCGTCCCAGAGGTCGTGGGCGTCACGTTAGTGAGGGCCGCACCACCGGCCGTGTAGTTGGTGCCGCTGACTTCTTGGCTCGTCGTGTAGACCGTCGTGGTGGCCCCAAGCGTGGCCGAGCTCGTGTACAGCGCCAGCTTAAAAGTATCGCCGGTGCTGTTGGTGAAGTTATGCGTCCCAACCAGGAGCTCCTGCTTGAAGCTCGTGCAAATTGCGGAGGTGATGGCCATGTCAAAGCTCCCGAATGATCTGCGCCAAATCGTTAACCCCGCGCGCCCTCATCTGATTACTCAGGGTAACACGGTCGCTGCGGATAGCGCTCCGCATCTCGGCCAATATTACCCCGTAGATCTTGTCCCGGAAAGCCAAGGCCTGTTGCCGCACATGAGGGTCTGCGTTGTCAGAAATGCCACAAATCTTCTTGGTCGCCTGCTCCGCCCAGAACTCGGGGTCGTGCCCACGGTTATGGGTCGTGGAAACCATGACGCTACCCAGCTTGGGCCCTACATCGTCCTTCATCATCCCTTGTAGGGCTCCGGCGCCTTAGCGACCTTCACGAGCTCAATCTCGCGCTCCTGGACCACCTCGCTCAGCTTGGACCGTGGGCATAGGACCCACTCGTCCTGGTGCGGCATAGCCACCATAGGATCGTCTAGTCGGTGATAACCGTAGAGCCGTTCAGTGATGCCCACGTTGCTATCCAGCAGGCTCGACCGCGGTGATGCTCCGATGGCGATCTTGTTCTCCAGGCACTTAGAGATCCAGAACTCGCAGCACGCCCGGCCTGCCTCAGCAAAGTGGAGGTTGTGGCTGTAGCTGAAATCCACCCCAAACAGGTCGACGTGGCCAACCTCCTGCCAGTAAGCATAGGCCAAGGCATAGGCCACGGTGTTATTTAGGTATGCGCATTTGGCATAAGTGACCACCTCGGCCAGTGGGTACTCCACGGCCCCAGGCACCCGCTCGTCGAGCTCGCAGGTGTAGATAGGGCCAGGATGAACCGGGAGCAGCTTGCGCATGATCTCGGTCTGGTTGCCGGCGTCTTCGGTATCGAGGTAACGAGAGGGCGGATCGAGCATAAAGACCCGGTCGCATTGGCGGTACACCGCCAGCGCCGAGTTAATGCACCAGACCTCGTCCCATTCTTTACTGTTTTCTAGCCCGATCACGAAATCAATCTGGGATGCTCCCAGGGCGACAATCGCGACCTTTTTCCCCTTTAAGCCCGGATCTTTTTCCATTAAGACACCCCAATCCTCAACATATCGTAGCGGAACTCGTCTCGGGTGCCGCGGCCTTCGCTGAG